GGTTAGACAACTGGTCAGAAAAACTACAAAAGAACAAACCTATAATGAGAGCATACAGTATATCAAGTGGTCCGTATGATGACTGGATTGAATTTTACAGTATCAAAGTGCCAGATGGACCACTTACGAGTAAACTACAGCATATTAAAGTAGGCGATATGCTAGAAGTAGGAGAGAAGCCAACTGGTACATTATTGCTTGCTAACTTAGAACTAGGTGGTCATTTAGTAATGATGGCAAGTGGCACAGGTATTGCACCGTTTATTAGTTTGCTACGTGATCCCGAAACATATGACTTGTTTGAAAACATAACAGTGACATGGACAACTAGATTAAATGCTGAGCAGGATTGTTATAGAGACTTTTTAAACGAAATGCCTATTGAATACATCAGTACAGTGACACAAGAAGATGCTGAACTAAAAGGACGTATTCAAATATTCATGGAGGATGGCACTGTTAAGATTAACGATCCATCTTTCCAACGTGTGATGTTATGCGGTAGTATAGGATTTAACAATGACCTAAAAGAACATTTTAGTACATTAGGATTTTGTGAAGGTAATAAAAAGACACAAGGTACATTTGTGCAAGAGCGGGCGTTTGTAGGTTGACAAGGTTTAAGAAACGTGTTATACTATTTAAACAATGGTACAAGCAACTAAGGCAGAATCCACACTATGCATGGTACAACTGTATAGCATGGGCAATTTATAATTCAGGCACACACGAACTAGACGGAAGTTATAGAATATGGTAGAACGTATAGGCTTTGCATGCAAGTACATGCATCCAGATCAAACGCAAAAGAAAAAAGTTCTTGAAGAGATTCAGCGTCCACTAAATACTCGCAGTACAACAGTACAGTGGCTTAACCGTCAAACTACTGAAGTAGCAGAGCAGCGGCTTTGGGATATTATGGAACACAACATTCAATCGTATTACAACTTGATTGAATATGTAGGAGGACTACCAAATGAACTTAGAATGGTACGACTGGGTAGCGATTGTCTTCCTGTTTACACCCATACTACCTGGGCTTATTTTTGGCAGCTACCTGATGTACGTAATTACTGCGCAACGCACCTTGCTAGGGTCGGTACACTTGCTCGTTCCTTGGATGTTCGGCTTAGTATGCATCCTGGTCAGTTTACTGTGCTTGCGTCAGATAATCCAGATATTGTTGACAGGAGCATAGAGGAATTTGAGTATCATACGGATCTCATTAGGTGGATGGGCTACGGCAAGACTTGGCAAGACTTCAAGTGTAACGTCCACATCTCAGGACGTCAAGGTCCAGCCGGTATCATTAGTGCAATTCAGCGATTGTCTCCAGAGGCACGAAACTGTATTACCATTGAAAACGACGAAAACAAGTGGGGCATCGAACACAGCCTTGAGCTTGTCGACCACTGCGCACTTGTACTCGACATACACCATCACTGGTGCAGAGAAAAAGAATACATTCAACCCACTGACGATAGATTTAAGCGTGTAATTGATAGCTGGCGTGGTGTGCGTCCTGCAATACATTACAGCTATAGTAGAACAGAAGAATTGCCCGAAGGCTATGCACACGATACATTACCTGATATGGTTGCGTTATTAGAAGCAGGCTACAAGAAAGGCAAATTACGTGGACACAGTGAATGGTATCCTAACAAGATTGCAAACGATTGGGCATTAAGTTTTTTACCACATACAGATATTATGTGTGAGAGTAAGATGAAGAACCTTGCAAGTATCGACTTGTATAAATATTATAAAGGAAAAGACAATGAGCAACTATCTAGCAAAAATGTACGGCAGGACTACTCCAGCAGAGAACTCGTCACAGGATAAGAATCCAAATCGTGTTAGTGGTGGATTAAAAGCACAAGGTGCTGATCATTTTGAAATGCTAGGTGAAGACGGCTATGTGCAAAAGATACCCACACAGCGTTATGTGCAGAGTTTAGAAGATCAGTCAAGAAAACAGCGAGCAGCTATAACCGTCCTAGAACGAAAGCTTACTCGCTGTGAAGCTGCAATTGAGCAACTAAAGGGAACTATTTCGCGTTCTTAATAACGCCAAGTATAGTAGACTTTTTCAAGCTAGAATTGACTTTAATACCGTTAGTTTTAGCATAAGCAAGTAGTTTAATCTTAGTCATCGACTCTAGATCAACTTTTGCTGCTGTTTTAGGCTTTGTTACTTTCTTTGGTTTTGGTTTTGCTTCGACTGCTTTAGTAACTATTTCAATAGCTGCAGGAACAGATGGTCCAATACCTAAAATTTTCTTTATCCAATTTATCATATTATCCTCCTTAAGGACTAGTATTTAATTCAATAACAGAATTACTAACTTAGAAATGGGTTAAATATAGTATAATGAAGCACTAAATAATTCACAAGGAGAATATTATGAAAAATTGGATTAGAGATAGAATAGAAGAGCGTACATCTTTAGACGGAGCTGCGTTAATTGGTGGCGGAGTAATGATGCTAATAGCACCTCTTAGTTTAGTAGCATATGCTATGATTGCATATGGTGCCTGGACTATATGGAAGCCTGAAGACTAAAGCTTACTGATAGGCGTAGTACTACTAGCAGTCATATTCCATTTTTGCTTCTGTTCTACGCCTTTCTTTTGAGCAAAAACCTTACTATCACAGTTCTTACATACGTGAAAGTAGGAATTACTTAGGCGTTTAGGATCCATGCTACCTCTTGTACGTTCAAACTCTGCATCACAATTATCACACCTAAATACACAATACGTTTGTTCACGCTTATAGGCATGTTCCTTGCCCATTTTGCTTTTACGTACATGCCGGGTTTGTTTTTTAAATTCTCTTATAAACATAAGTATATTTAACATTAAGATTATAAAACGCAACGATAAATACTATCATAAGAAGGATAATTCATGAACATAGTTACACTAACAGACACCGCAAAAGCACAAATTGATAGTATATGTCAAGAAAACGACAGTTATGCAGTCAGTCTTAACTTAAAAGGCGGCGGCTGTGCAGGATTTGAATACGATTGGGCTACTGTAGCAACAGAAGCTGATTTAGAGGATAACTCTGTAGTTATTGACTCAAACACAGGTAAATTTGTAGTTGGTTCAACAGCAGTAATGTTCATGATAGGTACAGAAATAGATTATGTCAAAGACATAATGGGTGCAACTTTTCAAGTTAATAATCCCAACGCACAATCAGCATGCGGCTGTGGTGTAAGCGTAAACTTTGATGTGGCGAAGATACAAGATGAAAACCCACAATATACAGAAATAACTGGAGCATAACAGATGGCAAAGCAAGAAGTTGATATTGGTGTAGAAGGCAATGACGGCACCGGCGATAGTATTCGCGAATCGTTTCGTAAAGTAAATGAAAACTTTAAAGAAATATATGCAATATTTGGCGCTGGCGGGTCAATTGATTTTACTACACTAGGTGATGTTTCTAACGAATTTTTAGTACCACGTACAGTACCATTTGTTAATGATTCAGCAACGGCAATGGACTTAGTAACATTTGCAAGTGATATTGCAAACGGCGGAGCTACTGATAGTATATTAATAAACTATGATATCGGCGGAAAGATTATTCTTTCTACAGCGTTTAGAGAGTTATCGCAAGATAGTACTCCAAGACTTGGTGGTCCACTAGATGGTAGATCGCCTGATGGTGCAGAAGTTGCCCAAATACGCAGTATTGCATTGAGTGGTAATGCTGTTTCTGAAAATGCAGTAACAGGGTTTAATGAAGTACACGGCGGCGTTGGTATTGATAACATTACTATTGACGATCTTGTTATTACTAAAGGATATGCTGATAGTAGATATGTTGCGGGAGACTTGCCATTACGTGTTAGCGACGAGCCAGCTGATGCATCTGAATATACTCTAACTATTGCAAGTTATGCATCTGGTAACGCTGTAGTTAACAGTCACGGATTTGACAGAACAATCAACGGCACACCATATCTGTTTAATGCTGAAGATACTGTGCCCCCGGCACTAACAAACGGTCAAACATATTACCTAAGATATTTTAATGCAAACCAGCTAAGTTTACATGCTACTAAAGAGCAAGCAGTTGTTCAAAGTCAAAATGATGCCAACACTAATAAGGTATTTGTTACTGCTATTATTTCCGGCGATGATGCACATACCCTAGTCGACACAGCATACGATTCAGCTCTAGAAGGATTCTTCCTGGCAGACGAAGCAATGCCACGTAAGAGTGTTGTAAGACGCCAAGGCGATACAATGGAAGGTGCATTAATACTTCATGATAGTCCTGGAGAATTAACTGGTCTTACAAACAACAAAGAAGACCTACAAGCAGCTACAAAGTTTTATGTAGACAACACTTCATATTCGGCAAAAGACAACTTATTTGTTAGTTCACAAGGCGACGACACAATGCGTGGCGTTCCGTCTGGCAAAGAAGGTACGTCTTACAATTATGCTTATAGTAGTATTAATGCCGCAGCAGCTCGTGCAGCTGAAATGATGCAAGCAGCAGAAGCTGAGCCAGGTCCGTATTTTCAAACTATTACTATTGATGACGGCGCATCACCAGCTAAAGTTGCAAGCACAGCAATTTCTAATAACGGCGGCCTTGGACCACAATTTGCACAAGCAAGAAATTTAATAGAATTAAACAAAGATTATGTTGCTAGAGAAATATCAGCATATTTAAAATTTACATACCCAGACTTTGACTATAATATTGCTACATGTGAACGTGATTTAGGATTGATTATGGATGCAATTGCATTTGATATTAATCTAAGTCCAAGTACTGTATTAAACAATGCAAACGGTTTAACTAGAAAAGCAGCAGAGCGTTACTATTCAAATGCAAGCGGACGTATTGCAATTAAGCGCCAAGTAGTAGAAACAATTGACTCAATTGAAACTGCAAGAGATATAATTGGATCTATACTTTTAAATAGAACATATTTACAAACACCAGTTACTAGTATTACCCAAGCTGCAATTCCATTAGTAACAACAACATTGTCGCATGGATTAGTTGATAAAAATATTGTAGTATTTAAAAATGCTAACGGCATGGTCGAAGTTAACAACCAATTTTATTATGCTAAAGTTATATCTGCAAACACATTTGAATTGTTTATTGACGAAGCATTAACTACTGCTGTTAGTACTGTTGGATTTACTGAATATACAACAGGCGGAACTATAGGTGTTGTTTATCAAACTGATAACAAACAAAGCTTTGATATAGGCAATGACGCAGCAGCACTTGCAATTTCCGGTGTTACTGAAAAATTTAATTTAATCAGCGAGATTATACAAGATGGCATTACTGCTGGCGCAGTTATAAACGCTGGTCGTACGTACCTGGTAAAAATTGATCCAGGTGAAGGTAATTTATCAACTGATCAAGCTGTTGCAAATAACAAAGACATCATTCCTGGCAAAGTACTAGTTGGTAAAATATCTAAAGCACAAGGTAGAGTTGTAAATTACTTTGCAAGTAATGCAGCAAACAATCCAGATGTTAGCGGAGACTTTGATGTAGCAGAAATAGAACTACTAAAGCCGATTGATTTCATTGCTAACGAAGATTTAGAATATGGCAACTTTGTTAAGTCAAAGCAAGTTACAATTTTTGTCGAGTCAGGATTTTATGAAGAAGACTATCCTATTAAAGTTGCAGCAAACGTATCGATCAAAGGTGACGAATTTAGACGAGTAATTATTCGTCCAAAACGCAGAGTATCACAGTCTAGATGGGCTGACACATATTTTTACAGAGATAATGATTTTGACGGTATGACTGTTTCTACAGCAGGTACACGTTTTTATAATCAAACAGGCGGTTGGCAAGGACACTTTGGATACCACTATCTAGCAAATCCTGAGAAGACACAGAATACCGGTGTTTCAGTTACTAACGCAGGCGGTTATAGTAGTGCCGCTGCATCTCTTAAAGAAAATAAAAAGTTTATACAAGAAGAAATCATTAGCTACATTAATACAAATGTTGATGATCTACTATATGATAAAGTTGCATTCCAGTCAGACATGGAAGAAATACTTTCTGGATTAACGTATGACTTTACATTAGGTACAACATACAATCAAGTTTTACAAGGTTTAAAATTCCAAAGATCAAAAAGCATATATTTAGATGCAAAACTAAAAGCTATCTGGGTAGAAGCGTTAACACACGTTAAAGGGTTAGTAGCAGCTCTTCCAGGGGTTGGCACACGAGCCGATGCCGGGTTTGACGCAATTATAACTATTATTAGTACAGGCGTTGTAAACACTGATACTGGCGCAGTATTTCCAATTACATTTACTGCTCACACAGGCGTAACTGCTGGACTTACTAATGCAAAAAGTCAACTACAAGCAAACAAAGAGTTTATTGCGCAAGAAGCACTTGCATACTTAAAGTCACTTACTCCGCAAAAATATCTAAACGAAGCAGTGCGTTTAACAGACTTTAGAAACTTTGTCGATGCTGTTACTCACGATGCGTTTTATGGCGGCAACGTTGGTAGTCATGAATTTGCAACAGACCTATTTACACAAGGTACACTAAAGTTTGAAATTAATACAAGACAAGAAACATTAACTACACTAACACATATCAAAACTGTTATGGAAAAAGTGTTACTTGAAACTGCTATTACTAGAACAACAGGAAACACACAAGTACAAGATACATCAGGAACAGCAGCATCGTCTGTTGAAGTTGGAGTTGTTAATTCAAAAGTAAACTTAATTTTTACTCAAATTAATAACAATAACTTATTGAACATAGGAACAAAAGTTCCGCCAAGTTTAGCAGACATAAGTGATGCAAACTTAATAGCAGCAAAATCAAGTATTGACGGTAACGTTTCTACAATGAACTCTGCTACACTAGCACACTTAGATGCTAATGACGTAACATTGTTTACATATAATCAAGATAAGTGTAAAAGAGATGTTGGTCTAATTGTTGACGCACTAGTAGATGATTTAGTTGCAGGCGGAGATGAGTTTGCAACAGAAGTTCAAGGTGAATATTTTGAAAGCTATATTCAGCAGTATAACAGTGGTGGATTTAGTGGACAAGAAAATGTTACTAGAAAAGCAATACAATATGTTGAAACTATTGCTACTAGAGTATTTACAGGTGCATACACTCTTGCAGACGAATGGCAAAATGCTGCTGATGCAGGTTACCAGGAGTTTGACGGTAAGTATGGTGTAGCTGAAGCTGGTACTACTGGCATAGTTGGTAACTTAGTAAATAAAATGATATTTGCGTTTAATAGAGATTACAACCCACCAAGGCGCAACGATGAAATGGATGTATTCATGATGAATGATGCAACTATTTTACGTAACATAACTGTACAAGGCCACGGCGGCTTCTTGTTAGTACTTGATCCAGAAGGTCAAATCTTAACCAAATCTCCATACGTTCAAACTGGTTCTAGTTTTTCTAAATCTAAAGGCAATCAAAAGATATTTGGCGGCGGCATGTTTGTTGATGCATATGCAGGTAACTTGCCAATGTATATTCCAACAACAATTGATCCAGTAGGAGAAGGTGACGCATCAGATATAGAATCTGGTAAAACTAATGCTTACGAATTATGGGTACAGTCTGAAGAAGGAACTGGTTTGTTCTTACGTGAACCGCAACTACCTGCGCCGTTCTACATAGAAGGCAGACGATATCAAGTTAACGCAATTAGTCGGTATAGTCGTGCTAATGGCTGGTGTAAAATTCACTTAGATCCAACATCAAATGATGGTGCCGGGTTTAATGAAGCTGAGTTTACTGAACGTCCTGGACAAATATCTAGAACTGTGTATATCCAGACTGCTGGTAACAGAAGTATGCTTGGAAACGACTTTACACAAATTAACGATTTAGGCTACGGTCTTGTTACTAATAACGGTGCATTCTCTGAGATGGTTAGTATGTTTACATATTATTGCCATGCAGCATATTATGCTAAGAACGGTTCGGAAATTAGATCACTAAACGGGTCTAATGGATACGGTAACTTTGGTTTAGTTGCTGAAGGTGCAGATCCAAACGAAATTCCAGATCAAGTAACATACGCAACTGACATGACAATGCCGGCTAAAGTGTTTACTTACACTGACGGCTCTACTGATACAAACGCAGCTGGCGAAAGTAGTTTAGTTATTACTGATATTAAATATCCACCTGCGCCTAACTCATTAGTACAAGTTGACCATGGTGGAGCTACTGGTGTACTGCGATATAGAATTGGTTCTGTATCATTAGCAACATTGCCAAATGGAATAAGTGCTCCAACAGGTGGCGTATATAATGACTTAGTTTATAGACTGCAACTTCAAGGCAAGCCAGCTGGCGAAAACGGCGACTTGTTTAGTACAGTACAAGTTACTATAGCAAATGGTGCAGTTATTGAATATAGAGCAGGATCGACACACATATTTGATAAAGTTAGAAGTAAAGAAACTATCGTAGAACGTCCTAGTACTGCTGTTAACTTTGATGAAAGTGATCTTATAACTTATAGATCAACATCGTTCTCAGGCAGTGATAACTTTGGTACTGAATTATCAGATACACAAGTACAAACTACATTTAACTTAGAATACGATCATATTGAAATACCTGTAGATTTTGCTAACGCAGGCAGCGGCAACGGTACTGCTGTAGGCGATACTACTATTGCAGTGAGCACAGACGTTACTTCAAAGAATCTTGAAGCTGCTGACTTTACAAGACTTACTAGAGATATTTACGGTAATCAGCCAGGTGCAACATCAAATCCTAACGCACATAACTTAATTGCTAATAACGTAAGATTTGTACAAGAAGAGGTAATTGCATGGTTGAATACAACATACCCAGGATTTGTATACGACCAAAGAAAGTGCTACAGAGATGTTGGACTAATTGTTCGTGGAGTTGCAAACGATTTGAAATACGGCGGCAATGCTAATTCTGTCCAAAATGCAAACAAATATTATGTAGGAACAGTTTCATATCTTCCAGTTGCACAACAAGCTGAAACTGTTGCAGCACAAGATAAAGCAAAAGAGATAGTAACACAATATATCTTAACAAAGTCTGCATGGACTGCTACTAATGGTAACGGATATACACAAGATACTACTGGTGGAACTACTGAATCAGGCACTGCTACTACTGCCGTAACACTTATGGATATTGTTACAGATGCAATTGAATCAGGTGTAGCAACAATACCAAGTGGTATTGCAATAACAGGTTACGCAGGCGGCATGACATTTGCGTATGCTGGTAGAACACATCAGATTATGGACACTGTTGATGCAGGTGCAGGTGCAGGTTCAATAACAATTGATGCTATTCCAATGTCTGACATTACAGCAACAGGTGGCACAGGATTAGCTGCTGGATTTACCGAAGATCGTACATTATATGCAGGTCTACAAGTAGATGCAACTGCTGAAATTACAGTTGCTATATCACTATGTCGTGCAACAGGGCACGACTTTACACAAATTGGTACTGGTTCGTTTAACGATTCGAACTATCCAAATGTTATCTTAGGTGCTGCTGAAAAATCACTTGCGCCTTTTTACACAGATAGTGAATCGGCCGAGTCGTCACAAGTTTGGGAAAGACGTAAAGGTCGTGTGTTTTGGATGAGTACAGACCAATACGGATTCTTCCGTGTTGGACAGTTCTTTGCTGTAGACCAGGCGCAGGGTTCAATTAGCTTCTCAGGCGAACTTGAAATTACAAATGCTAACGGATTTGGATTTAAGAAAGGCGTTGTTGTTGATGAGTTTTCGATTGATGATAACATGGTTGATGAATCAGATAGTGCAGTGCCAGTTGAAAAAGCTATTGTTCAATATGTAAACAAACGTTTAGGTAGAGATAAAAATAACGCAACTATAGCAGGGTTAGGATCAGTATCAGGATTTTTACCACTAAATGGCACACCGGCAATGGAAGGCGATTTAGACCTCGGCGGGAACAAGATACAAAACCTTGACAATCCAGATAACGGTGATGACGCAACTAACAAATCATATGTTGATACTAAAGTACTTGCTACTGATAATTTTGATGTATTAAGAGAAACATCAAAGAACGATCAGGCAGCAGGCGACTTTGTTGCATATACAGGTTACAGAAAAGTAATAATTGCAGTACCGGCAGACGGAAGTGGAACAGACACGTATGTAGTTGGTGACATTATTAAGAACAATTCCGGTGCTGTTACTGGCGTCGTTAAAGACATAGTACAAACAACAGACGATATTGTAGGTGAAAATGAACCAGGTAATTCAGTTTGGATTATAACTTATAATTTAACATCAGTTAATGACTTTGCTGAAGAAGCTATTAAAGGTGATGCTGGTAAGTCAGATGTTACTTCGTTTGTTCTTAGAGGACCATTTGATGAAATAGGCAACACAAGTAATAGTAGTGCTAGTGACGTTAATATTACGCTAACAAGAAATGACGGCGTACTAGATTCTAGCGGTGCTAATGCAATAGCAGAAATTGATATACAGCTACGCAGTGGTGTTGTAACAAATACTGAAATTTCGTCAACAGCAAGTATTGCTCAAACTAAACTATTAATGAACAGAGCATCAACTAAAGATACTAGTTCAGGGTTATACGGCAATGGCGATAGTGTTGGACAAAGTTTTAGAGGACTTAGTGTATTTGACGATAACAACTTCACTGAAGAATTACGCTTAACACTATCCGGTGGCCTTACTGTTAGTGTAGGTGATATATTATACCAAGGTACTAATAGAGGTGTAGTGGCAGTACAAGCTACAGCTAATACATTAATTGTTATTAAAACAACTGACACCTGGGTATCTAGCGGTACAATAATTACTAAAGCAGTGTATACTAACGGTGTCGAACAAGCTGCAACAAATACTAGTAGAACAGTAACAGCGGTACTTAGTAGTGGTTACATAGGACTAAAAGAACGTAGTGTTGGATTTGACAAACTAGCGCAAATACCCACTGATACTGTAATAGGTAGATCAGTAACAGGCACCGGCGATGCTAGTGCAATTACTTTTGATCAAATTGTTAAACAAGGTGAAGGTTTAGAAGATCATGACTTTGAACTTAGTGACATTGTAGTCTTATCAGGAAACAAATTAAACTTTGGTACTGGTATAACTGTAGGCAATGGCGAAACTATTACACAAGGTAATATATCCGGAACTGTACAAGGCTCAGTATTTAATGAAACTAGTATGTACGTTATTAATATTACTAATACAGGCAATGGCGCAGCAGCTAACTTTTCAAACGGTGCAGTTGCAGGTAATATAAGTGGTGCTATTGGCACAGTGACATCTGTAAATACAGCAGAAAACTTAACAGGTAGTGTGCTTGTTAGACAAGATGATGGAATATACGGTACTACACCAATTAGTATCGGTAGTGCTAACAACAGTATTGCAAGAAGAACTGATTCAGGATCATTACAAGCTGATAGTTTCATATTAGGCGGATCATCTACTAATGTAGTATTAGACGAATCAGATAACACACTTAGCTTTACAACACCAAACGGTGGCGTTATTCTTACTGCATCAGGTAATAATAGACCAACTTCGTTAATGGGCGGCAAAATTGTTGTAGGTGATATAGGAAGTACATCAGCAGACCCGAGCAACTCTCAAACAGCTAGTATTTATGGCGAAGGTACAACTACAACTGCTGGTAACATTATTGCAGGACAACAATATAAGATTAATGTAGCAGGGTCAACTAACTTTACTACAATTGGTGCAGCAAATAATACTGTAGGTACTGTATTTACAGCAACAGCAGCAGGAACTGGAACAGGTAACGCAACTATCCAAGGTAAGTCGGCACTAGCAGCACGTTGGGTGTATACTAACTTTATTGAAGCACTTACTGAAAAAGGCGCTAGTAGTACTGGTATTAGTATAGGTGCAGGAACTGGATATAGTGGTTCGGCAAGTGATACAGTTAACACAATAACAGGCGGCGTTGAAAGATTACTAGTTAGTAGTAATTTAGTACGGTCTAGTGTAAACTTTCAAGCACTAGCAGGTGACTTTACAGGCGATGTTACTATTAATGCTGCAAATAACTTTACTATTAAAAATAGTGCAGGAACACCTGTTACAAAATTCTTAGTATCAGGCAGCACTGGTAATACTACAATTGGATCAGGTACCACTGGCACATTAAATGTAGGTGGAGCAATTAGTACTTCGTCAAATCTTGTTGTATCATCTAGTGCAACATTTGGTGGAGGCTACGGCAGCACAGGTGTTACAATTAGTAGTGCTGGAGCAATTAGTGCTAATAGTAATATTATTGCTGGCGGAAACTTAACTGTTAATGGAAGTGTTGATTTAGGTAATGCTTCTGCAGATAAAATATCAATGAATGGTAGTGTTGATACAAACATTATACCTGATGGCAACAACACTCGAAACTTAGGTTCTAATAGTCGTAAGTGGAATACTGTTTATGGTACTACATTCAGCGGCACTTCTACAACTGCAAAATATGCTGACTTAGCTGAAAACTATTTAGGCGATGGTTTGTATATTCCAGGCACAGTACTTGTACTAGGCGGCAGCGCAGAAGTAACAGTTACTAATACTAAAGGTGATCATAGAGTTGCAGGTGTAGTTACTACTAATCCAGCACACTTAATGAACAGCGATTTAGAAGGTGACTTTGTAACAGGTATTGCATTATCAGGACGAGTTCCGTGTAATGTAGTTGGTGCAGTAAGCAAAGGTGATATTATAGTTACTAGTGCAATAGCAGGATATGCATGTGTAGATAATAATCCAAAATACGGAACTATTATAGGCAAAGCAATAACAGAAAAGACGGATAGCGAACGTGGCATAGTTGAAGTGCTTATTGGTTAATAACAATTACGATAAATATGTAAAACAGGAAGAATAGAACATGGCAAACAGATTTCCATTAGTTTTTGATGCAGGCACAGCTAAAAGCATACAAGAACTTCCAACAGGTGATAATTTAAATTTATCAGGAAGTAGTATAATTAATGCTGTTAGTATCACAGCGACAGGGACAATAACAGTACCAACATTAAATGTTACTAACATAGCTGTAAGCGGAAGTGCTATCGGCGCAGCGGCGATTAGCAATGATTATAATGATCTAACTAATCTTCCAGCACTGTTTAGCGGTAACTATAATGACTTAACAAATGCTCCGGCAGTTGGTGTAGTAAGCTATAACGACTTGACTAACAAGCCTGTTATCGCTACGCAACTAAGTCAACTAACAAATGATCTTAATTTTGTTACTAATGCTCAGATTAACATCACATCTACCCAAGTAACTGATTTAACAACATTAGCAACTAGTGCATCATTTACTGACTTAATAAATGTTCCAAACTTTGTTACTAATGAACAAATTGCAGGCGGTACACTTACTGTAGAAGTTACTAACACAGGTAACTTAACCGGTAGTGTATTTTCAGATGATAGTTCAATAATGGTAGATCATCATTCTAACGAAATTACTGCATTTAAACTACATTCTAATGTACTTACCGCTGCTACTTTTGACTTACTTGCCCAGGGCAGAATTGCTTTGCAGACTCCGGACTTTCTTACTATACAAACACAGTCGTTTGAAATATATAATGATAACTCAGGAACAAATATTTCAGATCAAGATGTTATACGATTTAACGGAAACATAAACTTTTCTGGTGCTACAGTTACAGGGCTGAGTGTTACATTAGAAGACAATCTTACTGCTGACATTAAAGGATCAATATTTGCTGATGATAGTACTGTAATGGTAGACGCAGTAAATAACACAATGTTTAGTAATGCAATTACAACTAATACAATTAGTGCAGACACAGTTAGTGCTAATTTACAGCGCACAAGTGGATTGCTAACAATTAGTTCAACAGCAGGCATTCAAATGTTACCGGCTGGTCCATTAAATATACCAACTGCTACATCAGTAAATTTAGCAGCATCTGCAGGTATAGCAATTACGGCAACTGACAATCTAACATTAAACAGTACAAGTGGCTTAATTAACTTTGGATCTGGTGCAACTATTGACTTTGCTAATACTGCTGTTACAAATTTAAATGTAACATTTTTACAAGCTGATATGCAAGGTAGTGTATTTGGAGATGATAGTGCAATACTAGTCGACGGTGTTAACGAAAAGATTGTCGGTGATATTAACAGCACAGAAGCATTAGTTAACACTGGTGTTTATTCAATGGCAGTTAATTCAACTGGTGCAAAACTACAGGAAGGCGGAAACGCAGGACTTGTAATAACTACTACTGAAGGAATTATACTGGGCGGAGCAAGGCCAGTTGTAATATCGACAACAAGCGATGCAATTGCTATTGGTAATGGCACTTCGGGCAATGTTACATTAGGACACAGCAGTAATACAGTAGGCATTGCAACAGGCGCAACTTTAGACTTAACTGACCTAACAGCAATTAACTTTGAAAACTCAACAATACAAAATTTAGACGGTAGTGATATAGCGTTCGATGCGGTTGCTACCAGTTGGCAGGGTGATCTTCCGACTACAGTAAAAGAAGCAATCGATAGATTAGCTGTATTAGTTAAAACATTAAACGGTGGATCAATAGGAGCATAACATGACAATAGAATATATTAATACAGGCACAATTGCAAATGATGGCACGGGTGATGCGCTCCGTGAAGCATTTCTTAAAGTCAACGATAACTTTGAAGATTTAGATCTTAGAGTTATTGAAGAAACTGTTATTCAAAATGTAGGAGTAGTAGGTGCTTCTGTTTTTTCAGGAAAGAATGACGGCGTAAATGAATTTAAGAAAATAGTAGGCGGAACGAATATTAATGTTAGTGAGACTTCTACAAACATTACGCTAAATGTTCCAAATTCATTAGACGAACTTTTAATCATTAGTGACAGTGGCTCATTAACTATTGCTCCTAGTCAAAGCTTGTCTGTTACAGGTGGAAATGGTATTACTACTTCGGCAACTGGCCAAACATTAAACATAGAATTACAAACAACTAACATTGTTTCAAGAGACACATTGCCAACTTTGTCAGCAAATTTAAATGCTGCTGGATATGATATAGCTAGTGCAGGCACAATTACTGCTACTTCTTTTAATGGCGAACTTACAGGATTAGTACACGGCATTGATGTACGTAATCTTGGTTCGTTAACAGGGTTTGACTTTGGAACTTTTAGAAATACATACACTAACGCAATAGAATTTATTATTGCAAACACAGATTTAGATTTTGGACCGTTTGATCCAGAACGTGGCGATACAGTAGACCTTGGCTTTCTAGGATAAAACATGGCAAACTTATGGACAGACACAAGTAATAATTCTCTCTTAAGAGAACTTGTTGAAAAAGTAACAGTTTTGATACCGTTACCTGTTGACCCAACAGCAACAATTTCTCTTATTAGCGGTAGTCTACCTCCTGGTTTAAAAATAACTGGTATTACCTTAACCGGCACTCCGTACGAAGTTGCTAGAATTACAGAGTATAAATTTGTATTACGAGCAACAGTAGGTACAGTAATAACAGATCGTACTTTTAGAATTACAGTTAACGGTCCAGACTTACCAACATGGTCAACACTTGCAGGCCAATTAGCAGTAGGTAATAATAATACATTTTTTATTCTAGATAGTAGCCCAATAGACTTTCAATTAGTAGCAACTGATGATGACTTAGCAGCCGGCCAAACTTTAGAATATTATATTAGCAGCGGCGACGGTGAGCTGCCTCCAGGTTGCACATTAACTAGCGATGGTAGAATTATTGGTATTGTAGATCCATTACTAGCAATCGAACGAGGCGAAATATATTCAAGCGGCTTTTATGATACAAGTCCGTATGATATAACTTCCGGCGGCTTTGATTTTGGTATACGTAGTTCTAACGGATTTGACAGTTTTTATTATGACACAGCTACATGGGATTT